TATATTAACGATTACTAACTCTCATAAAAACCCACATATACAGTTTACATTTAAAGATGCTTTCCCTACATCGTTAGGACAAATTGGTCTTGATGTAAATGTGCAAGATGTTTCTTACGCAACATGTTCTGTCACAATGAGATACGATACATTCGTAATGGAACAACTGTAAATAACTATTGACATTGACTTAAAACTATTGTATAATAGTAAAGTTAATAAAAGTTTGAGATAGATTATGGACACAAATGATATAGCAGCCCTTTGGGCAAAAGACTCACCAATCGACGAAACGAACTTGGTCGGTGAAAGTAAAAGAATTCCTCAACTTCATAGTAAGTACTATAATCTTTATTATAGAGAAGTCTTACGAGTAAAGAAACTCAAAGCTGAATATAAAGAACTTGAAATGGAGAAGCGTAATTATTACGACGGCTCAATGGATGAACTGACTTTAAAAGAAAAAGGTTGGAGACCATTTCAACGAAAGGTAATGAGACAGGATTTGGATAAACATATTCAATCTGATAAGGATATTATTAAATTAAGTCTTACCGTTGATTTTCATACCGCGAACGCAAACTATTTAGAGGATATAATTAAAACAATACATAGCAGAAACTTCGTAATAAAGAATATGATTGATATACTGAAGTTTCAATCTGGAGATTATTAGTGATTGGAGATTTATTTAGATGGTGGGCACCATCAGAGGACAAGCCCAAAGTAGTTGATGTAATGGCAGACGATGTTGACCCAAATGAGGTTACGATTGAGAATGCTTATAAGACAAGATGGATTTGGTATCATACAATATTAGCAATAGGTATCTTTTTCACAAACATATTATTAACAGCAATCTTAGTCATATTGGCAATTAAATTATGAAAATGGTAAAACTGTCAGATGGTAGAACAGTATCTGAATACGAAGCAAAGCTTACTATCTTTAATGCATATATGAAAATGCACGAGATGTTAGGTGTTCCTGTAAAACAAAAAGCACAGGCTTTTCGTGGAATTGTAGATATGGTTCCTGGATGGAAAGTTGTTGGTATTACAGCAGCTGCTTTAGAAATATTTAAAAAATTAGATTATAAGAGACCACCAGGTCGTGGAGAACTTGGAGTTAACCGAGCCCATAAATATAGTCGACTACATGTAGGTATTAAAATCTTTGAAGAGCCTATTACAAATTTTGAAAAGTTTTGGGAATATTGGGAAGAACACGACCAAACAGTATTAGCAACAGTGAATGAAAATTATTCAAAGGGACAAGAGGTCAGTGCACACGATGTTCCTGATGGTTTATTTGCTCCGTATGGATTTGCATATAGAGTTGATGAAGCTGAAGTTGAGTTCTTAAAAAGTTTATGAGTGAAAAAATAGAAATAGAATATATTAATTCGGTGTATATGCGCATCAAAGCAGATGCAGGTATGAAATCTGAATTGTCTGAGTTCTTTGCCTTCAAACCTGAAGGTTATCAATTTAGTCCAAAATATAAATCGAGAGTATGGGATGGAACGATTCGTTTGTTTCAACCTATGAGACCTGTTCTATATGTTGGTTTATTTCAACATTTGAAAAAGTTCTGCGAACAGCGTGATTATATTTTAGATGCTCCGCCTGAGATTGGTGAACAAGAAATTATTGAACCTGGTTATATTGAAGAACTTGCGGAATCTATTAATTGTAAATATAAACCTCGTGACTATCAAATAGAATATATTGAAAACGCATTAAAGAATCGTAGGTCTTTATCACTATCTCCGACTTCGTCAGGCAAGTCGTTAATCATTTATTTAATTCAGCAGCACTATTATCAAACATTTGGTTTGCGAACATTGATTATTGTTCCGACCATTTCATTAGTGCATCAAATGTCAGGTGACTTTGTAGATTATGGTTGTGAAGACGACATATATACAATTCAGGGTGGAGTTGATAAAAACACAAAAGCTCCTATCGTTATTTCTACATGGCAGTCATTAATTAAACAACCTAAAGATTGGTTCCGTCAGTTTGGTGTTGTGATGGGTGATGAAGCTCATACATTCCAAGCAAAGTCTTTAACAAAAATTATGCACAACCTCGAAGATTGCCAATATCGTCATGGATTTACAGGTACTCTTAAATCGGCCGAAAGTAAAACTCATAGGCTTGTTCTTGAAGGTTGTTTTGGAGATGTTAAGAAGGTTGTATCCACAAAGAAACTTATTGATGAAGGTACTGTTGCTAACTTTGAAGTAAAGGCAATTGTATTGAATCATAGTAACGAAGCTAAGGCTGCGTTCAAAAAAGCAATGGGACAAGTAAAAGAATCGGTTCGTAAGTGGCCTGCTGAACGTGAGTTCATTGTTAACCACGAAAAGAGAAACAATTTTATTCGTAATCTTGTATGGTCATTGAAAGACCAAAACAATCTAATTCTATTTGACCTTGTTGAGAAACATGGAAAGGTGTTAGCACCAATGTTAGAAAAAGAAGGTCGAGAGTTACATTTTATATACGGTAATACAAAGGGAGAAGAACGTGAACGCATACGACATTTGGTCGAGAACGATCCTGATAAGAAACACAATATACTTGCATCCTATGGAGTATTTAGTACTGGTGTTAATATTAGGCGACTTGATAACGTAATCTTTGCTTCATCTTCGAAGTCTGAGATTAAAGTATTACAATCAATTGGTAGAAGTTTGCGTAAAGCGGAGGACTCGCAGAATGCGGTCCTCTATGATATCGCTGATGATTTATCTGTGGGGAGTTTTGAGAACTATACCTTAAAACATTTTAAACAGAGAATTGAAATTTATTCTACTGAGGAGTTCCCATTTAAAATATTTACTGTTGATATCTAACTTTAATATACCTTAAAGCCGATAGACTTATTATACAAGGAGTTCGGAGACTTGTCAATAGAAAAAATGAAAATAAATGAAAAAAGTTTAATTAATTTAAGAAATGTCAACTTTCTATTGACATGTTAACTAAATTAGAGTATAATAACTATTCAAATTATAACAAGGAGACTAGCTTGAAATGGCTAAGAAAAGAAACTACGTAAACAATAAAGATCTCCTTGCCGCATTAATCGACTATCGAGAGAAATGCGCTGAGGCAGAAGAATGTGGAGAAAAGAGTCCACAAGTACCCGATTATATCGGTAAATGTATTATGATGATTGCGCAAAGATTGGCAACAAGACCAAACTTCAGCGGTTATATGTATAAGGAAGAAATGATTTCTGATGGAATTGAAAACTGCCTACAATATATACATAACTTCAACCCAGACAAATCGCAAAACCCATTTGCATATTTTACGCAAATTATTTGGTATGCATTCTTACGAAGAATCTCTAAAGAGAAAAAGCAAATGTATATCAAGTTCAAAGCATCTCAAAGACAAATGCATGAAAACGAAGTGTATGACTCTATGGGACAAGAGGTAACTGGCAATCAGCTACCTGACTACATTAACGAATTCATTGATGACTTCGAAAATAAACTAAAGAAAAAATAAGGACGTAATGAAAGTATTAGTTTTTGGCCTACCAGGCTCAGGGAAAAGTACGTTAGCAGAACCACTCGCAGAAGTGGTAGAAGGTGTTTGGATTAACGCAGACACAGTAAGAGAAAAATATAATGATTGGGACTTCAGTGTTGAAGGAAGAATGAGGCAAGCAGCTCGTATGAGACATCTTGCGGATGGAGTAAGTATGGCAGGTAAGATTGCTATTACTGATTTCGTTTGTCCGTTTCAGAAAGCTCGTGATGAGTTTGAACCTGATTATGTTATTTGGATGAATACAATAACAGAAGGTAGATTTGAAGATACGAACAAAGCCTTTGAGACACCTGATGTAGAGAGTGTTGATTATATTGTAGACTCATTCAGACCTCAAGAAGAATTAAAGTTAGAACCAATTTTAGAAAAGGCTTTTAGAAAATGGCAGAATTAGAAAAGAAACGTCATTTAGCAAAAGCAGTTACATGGAGAATCATCGCATCAACCGTTACCGCACTCATTGCATTATATTTTGGTTTACCTCAAAAAGCAGTAGGCGCAGTCTTTGTTGCTGATTTGGTGATAAAGTTTTTCTTATATTATGGTCATGAAAGGTTATGGTATAAGTATATAAAATTTGGAGTTAAGTAATGTTTGATATGGAAAACGCATTCGATTTTAAAAAACCAACAGTGCAAATGTTAGGAAGATGGCAGCCTTGGCATGACGGCCACACAAAATTATTTGAAAAGGCCTTGACATTGACGGGTCAAGTTGTTATAATGGTACGTGAAGTATATGGATTTGAAGGTGATGCAGGCGCAGGACGTACTGCAGACCAAT